CGGGCGCCTCGTGGAACGTCTGACCTTTGGTCAGTGTGGTTTCCGCCCCGTTGTCGAGCTTGATCCGGTAACTGCCTTCCAGCACGTAGCCGAAAATGACGTGCAGCGGCCCTAACAAGGACCGACAATCCTCGCGATTTTTCCTGCGCAAGCTTCTCAAAAACCATTGTAAGTCGGGCCTAAGTCGGGCATTGTCGGCGACACTTGCTATACGCGGCAGGCGGGCCCATCTGTTACTCCGGCGTTACCCCGCGGGCACGTCATCAAAGTGACGTGCCGGAGTAAGGCGGGGTTACGTGCCCGGGGTAACGCCGGATAACGCGGGGTTACGTGCCGGAGTAACACCGGCAGCCGAGCAGCGACGGTAAGGGGTGTAAAGGCTGTAAGGGATGTAAGGGATGTAAGGGATGTAAGGGATTTTCCGGGTGGGGGGTGTCCCTTCGACCTCGAAGACAAGGACACCATGAGCAAAGCATTGACCGACATCACCGTTCGCAATCTCAAGCCCACGGCAAAGCGCTACGAGACGCCTGATCCCGGCGCGCGCGGCCTCTACGTCCAGGTGCAGCCATCCGGTCGCAAAGGCTTCGCCGTCCGCTACCGTTTCGGTGGCGTACCACGAAAGCTCACGCTTACCCCCGGCATATCACTCGCGGCGGCACGCAAGGCGGCGGCCGACGCCATGTTCGAACTGGAGCAGGGACGCGACCCCGCTGCGACGCGGAAGGAACGCGCGGCGCAGGCCATCGCGGCGAAGGCAAAAGCCGTTGCGGCGGCGAACGACACGCTGCTCGCGATTTGCGAGGAATACTTTCGACGCCCCGAGCATCAACGTTTGCGCAGCCTGAAGCAACGCCGGGACACGATGGCGCGGCTCGTTTACGCCGAGCTCGGTAATCGCCAGATTGACAGTATCAAACGTTCCGAGATCGTCCGGCTGCTCGACAAAATCGCGGACCAGCGCGGCGCGGTGCAGGCCGACATCGCGCTCTCGTTTCTGCGCACGATCATGAACGGGCACGCTAAGCGCGCGGACGAATTCCGCAGCCCGATCGTGCGCGGTATGGCGCGCACCAAACCGTCAGAGCGCGCCCGTGCTCGGGTCCTCGATGACGACGAGCTGTGCGCCGTCTGGACGACCGCAAGCAAGCTTGAGGGGCCGTTTCCGGCGATGGTCAAATTTCTGCTGCTAACAGCTGCGCGTCGTTCCGAAGCAGCTGCCCTGCCGTGGAATGAAATTGTCGGCGCCGATTGGGTCCTGCCGGCTGCCCGGAATAAGACTAAGCAAGAACTTATCCGACCGCTCAGTCGAGCGGTGCAGGATTTGCTCGCCGCACAGCCCAGGTCGAGACCGTATGTGTTCAGTATCAATGCGGGAAGCTACCCGTACACGTCGTTCAGCAAAGGAAAGCGGGAATTCGATGCGGCCTGCGGTGTCCGTGGTTGGAAGATTCATGATCTCCGGCGTACTGCGCGTTCGTTGATGAGCAGGGCAGGAGTACCGAGCGATCACGCCGAGCGATGCTTGGGACACGTGCTGCCCGGACTGATCCGGCAAACCTACGATAGGCACCAATATCGCGAAGAGATGCTGATCGCCTATGAGAAGCTGGCAGCGCTGATCGAGCGCATCGTCAATCCGCCGGCGGACGTGGTGACGCCGCTCAGGCGGCGCTAACATCGGACCGGCCGAGCGCTGCTGACGCCCGGCCGGTTTCCTAACCAAGACATGGTGCAAGCATGGGCAAGGCTGCGCGACCGAGTAGCGCAAAGACGCCGGCGCCGAAAGCCCGCAAAGTGAAAGCTGTAAAAAAGTCGAGGGAGGTCGACGCTCAGCTCGATGCACTCGCTTGGGATGAGGTGGAAAAACGGCTGCTTCAGAAATTCGGCGATGTCGGTGATGCTGCCGACTGGTTGAACACCGAACTCTGGCGAGAAAAAATTCGTGTGTTCGCTGACGGAGCGGTGGTTTCAGCCGCGGGGTTCTTTGAGGTGGTGCCGCGCCATGCGCGAGACGGCCGAGCAGAGCTTCGGATTCGACCGTTACAGGCGCTAACCATCTCCCTTAAGAAATTGACACTTGAGCGCAAGAGCTTTGAAGCGCGATTGCGTAGGACAGCTGAGCCACCGCCAGGGTCCCCACCGGGGCGCAAACGCGGCGCTAAAGGTAAGCCCGTTTGGGATTTGCTGGTGTCGGAGGTCATCTGGCGCGTACACGAAGAGGGGCCGTCGGCACTGGCAAGCGACAGAGGACTTGCGGACAAACTGGTTGAGTGGCTCGGAAAGCAGCCGGGCGTTGCGGACAAGGATATACCTGACGCTGATACGATCCGAAAAAAACTAAGAGTTTGGCTCTCGCGATATCCGCGCGAGAATTAATCCCAATTAATCCCAGTTGGTGCCAACGGATTCGTCGTTTCGGTGAGATGCTGCCTGTGTCAGTGACACGGAGCGGCATCGGATGCACGAAATCCCCGAAAACTTCCTGCCGACAAAAAAAGTCTGGGAACGCTACGGCGTCACCGATCGCACTATCGATCGCTGGCTCAACGACCCGGCGATGGACTTTCCGCGCCCGCTCAAGATCAACGGGCGCCGATACTTCAACGAACTGCAGCTGATTGCTTGGGAGCGGCGGCGGGCCGGCCGGGCTGCTTAATCGGTTTCGTCCGGCGCGTCGCGCTGCTGGCGTCGGGCGGGTGAGGGGCAAACAACGGCGCAACCCCCCGGGTCGGTGTGAGGCACCGGCCCGGGGACCAACTTTCAGATGCTTTAGCTGAGACGCGATGGAGGTCGCGTACGAATGGTAAATACGGTTACCACCGCAACAAATCAAGCGCGCAATTGGCGTCGGCTGCCGCTGGCCGAACTCGAAGAGCAAATTCTTGAGCTACGCCGTCTCGCTGCTCGCGGCGTTCATCTCGATAACCGGCAGTGGGCCGCCATCGACGCCATGCGCAAACGCGCGGCGAAGCTGGCGAAGGAGGCCGCGTGATGAGCGATGTAATCAACATGGAGGACTGGCTCCGGCATCATCGGCCACATCATCGGCCACAGAACACCACTGCCATCGGCTCGGCTGCGACGACAAGCGCGACCGTCGCTCTCGCCACCGCCAGGACCGCCGCTAGCGCCACCAGCGCTGCCGGCGCCAGGACGACCGCGTTCGAGGGCAGAAAGAGGCAAATCGCCGCAGACATTGCGAGTGGAAACTTCCCCACGCGAGAAACCGCGCGAGCGTACGGACTTGGTGCCCTGTGGCAGCGAGAGTTGCAGCGGCAACGGCAGCTCTTTCGCGAACAGTGCGCCATGCGGCGCGCCGCAGAGCTCGCGCGCGAGGCGGAGGAGGTGCAATGACTGCCGTCGCTACGCATCTCGCTGTTCGCCGCGATGAGATCGTTGCCTGCCCGACCTGCGGCCGGCACGTGCCGCGCAGGGCGCGCCAGCAACGTTATTGTTCGGAACGATGTCGGGAGCGCGACCGGAGCCGATCGCGGAAATCGGCCCTACAGCCCGCAAAATCAGGCGCCCGCTACCCTACCAGCCGCGCGCCCCGGAACCCCCTAAAAAAGATCAACGGCGCCAATCTTCTACGGCCCGAAAAATCCGGGTCGAGAGTCCCGCCTAAGCTGTGGCGCGAGATCGTCCAGGTCGAGGTGTTCGGCGCGCGTGATTGGAGGCCGGTTGTCAGCTCCGGCGGGGTGACTTGTGAGGTCGGCAAGCTCCGACCGCGAGCGCTGGTCACGGAGACGACCCGCCGAGCCGGCGTGCAGGTCAGAGGGAACGCTCGATGACAACGAGCATGATCCTGGCCGATCGCGAATTGCGCGATCTGATCGAACAGCTCGAAGAAACACGCGACGCATTGGATGCGACGACGCTCTTCGAGCCGACCCTGGACGAGCTTCGCGATCTCGCGAACGAGGCGGTCATTCTGCGCCCCGCCGTCACGCAGCAACCCACAGCCGCGCTGCAACAGCTTCGCCACGACGCAGCACAACGAGCGCGTAAGCGTCGCGCAACGAGACTTCGGAGTTCATCGTCATGAGCCGCGGCGGTCGCGCATCACGCCAGAAAGGAAATCGCACGGAACGTGCCGTCGTCCGGCTGCTCCAACAGCGCGGGTTCGCTGCTGAACGTGTGCCGTTGTCAGGCAGCGCACGTGGTCGCTTTGGCGGAGATGTTTCCGTACCGGTGTTAGGCCGCGACCTGCGTTGCGAGGTCAAATGTCGCGCCAACGGATTCCAGCGGCTTTACATGTGGCTCGGCAATTCTGACCTGCTCATCTTACGCGCTGACCGATCCGAATTGCTCGTCGTTCTCCCCCTGAAACTTGCCGCCGAGATTGCGATGACAGCGGAGCGCGCGAGGGAAGGCGCGGCATGAAGATCATCACAGCAGACGAGCGCCTCGCGGAAAAGAGCGGCGCAAAAATTCTGATCATCGGCCCTTCCGGCGTCGGCAAGACGAGCCTGCTGCGTACGCTGAGCCCGGAGCTGCTGGCGTCCGCATTGTTCGTCGACATCGAGGCCGGTGACATCGCTGTAGCCGATCTTCCTGTCGCGAGCGTACGTCCGCGACGCTGGGAGGAATGCCGCGATCTGGCGTGTGTCCTTGGTGGATTCAATCCGGCTCTACCCGCGACCGCCGTCTACAGCGAAGCTCACTTCAATGAGGTGATGAAAAATGGCGAGCTCGCAGCGCTCGCGTCATACAGCACGCTATTCGTCGATAGCCTGACTGCTGGCGCGCGGCTTAGCTTCGCGTGGGCAGAGCAACAGCCAGAAGCAATCAGCGACCGTGGGCGTAAGGACCTGCGCGCGATTTACGGCTTGCACGCGCGGACGATGTTGGGCTGGCTCAACCAGCTACAGCACGCGCGCGGGCGCAATGTTTGCTTCGTCGCGGTGCTCGAGAAAAACATCGACGACTTCAACATCGCGACCTGGCAGCCGCAGATCGAAGGCGCAAAAACCGGCCGCGAGTTGCCGGCGATTGTCGATCAAATCATCACCATGACCTGGGTCGACTTCGGCGATCACAAGCCGGTGCGCACGTTTGTTTGTACGAACCCGAATGCGTGGGGCTACCCGGCCAAGGATCGCTCAGGGCGCCTCGATCAGTTCGAGCCGCCCAACCTCGGCGCGCTGCTCGAGAAGTTGACCGGTCCAGGCCAGCGCAAGCCCATTTCACCCGAGCAAACCGCTCAATCATAGGAGAAGCACACCATGCCTTACGATTACACGGATGCGCCCAAGTCTAATCTGATCTCGGATGGCACGGTCGTAACACTCGTCCTGCACATCCGCTCCGGTGGCGTCGGTGAAGACGAGATGCTCAAGCGCAGCAAGGACGGCGGCTGCGAGATGTTGGATGCTGAGCTTACGGTGCTCGATGGCCCGTACAAGGGGCGCAAGCTTTGGCAGAACTGGGTCCTGGCCGGCACCACTGACGGCCACGCGCAGGCCGCCGATATCAGCCGCCGCACGCTCAAAGCGATCCTCGATAGTGCGCTCGGACTCAAGCCGCTCGACGTTAGCCCGGAAGCGCGTGCTGCCCGCACAGTGAGCCTGAAACAATTCGAAGGCATGACCTTTGTCGGCAAAATCGGGATCGAGGAGGGCGATGCTAAGTACCCCGACAAAAACGTCCTCGCCGCGGTGGTCACACCCGACCGGCCCGGGTGGCATCCGGTGCCGCAGCCCCCGCCGTTCAACGGCGGGAGCGACCAAGCCGCCGCGGCCCCTGCTGCAGCGCCCCCTGTTACGCGGCCGTCATGGGCGTCATGAACATGAAGAAGCCTCGTGCCATCGGCGAGGTCTCGCTCAGCGCGATCGGGGACGCCTGGCAGCGCCAGGCCACTGCCGATGCCATCGCGGCCGCGCGCGGGGTCGTCCAAATGGACGGCCCCATTCCGCCCGGCACGCCGATCGGACGGCTCAGCGACACCGAGTGGGGCTGGATCATCGCCGCGATCTTGTTCGCCTGGATCGCTACCCGCGCTCAGCAAGCCGCGGCGGAAAACCTCGACACCGAGCGTACCATTCGCATGACCGCGCTCGACCCGCAGCCATGGGACGCCGGCGCCGTGGCGGCAATTTTGCCTGAGCTCGCCGATGCCTGTGCGGACCTCGACTGGTCGCGCCCGCTCACGCAATGGCCACGCGAGACCATGATCGAATTTCTGCTCAAGGCCATGCCGTTGATCCGCAAGGCGATGATTGCGCGCGATCTGAACGAGCAGGGCATCACGAGAAAATCAAGCGCGTACATGATCGCGCGCCAGGCCAACGCCGCCGCCGGCGGACCGTTGATGACGCCTGACGAGCTCAACGATGAGATTGGCCTTTAGGGAAAGCAAAATGGCTGACGTTACCAAGATCGAGTGGACCGACAGCACGCAAAATCCCTGGATCGGGTGTCAGCACGTGTCACCGGGTTGCGAACACTGCTACGCAGAGGCGCAAAACAAGTTCCGCAAATGGACCGCCGGGGGCGCTTGGGGTCCGCATGCGGAGCGTAGGCGCACCTCCGCCGCGACCTGGCAAAAACCGCGACTGTGGAACGCGGCGGCAGTGGCCTTTGCCCGCGTGCACGGCCGCCGGCGTCGCGTCTTCTGTGCCTCGCTCGCGGATGTCTTCGACAATCAAGTGCCGGAGGCGTGGCGCACCGATCTGTTCAAGCAGATCCGTGAAACACCAAATCTCGACTGGCAGCTTTTAACAAAGCGTCCGCAGAATATTTTGAAGATGCTGCCGGCCGACTGGGGCAATGGCTACCCCAACGTCTTGCTCGGTACGACGACCGAGGATCAGGAACACTACGAGCAGCGCTGGCCGATCCTGGCGCGCATTCCGGCCGCGGTCCGCTTTGTCAGCTACGAGCCCGCGTTAGGGCCGCTGACGTTGACGCCCTCGAACGGACTCTTGCCTGACTGGATCATCTGCGGCGGCGAGAGCGGGCCCGATGCGCGCATGATGGACGCCGCCTGGGCGCGATACCTTCGCGACCAGTGCCGTGACCTGGTCCTGCCTTTCTTCATGAAGCAGATGACCGGCAGGACACCGATCCCGGCTGATCTGCTAGTGCGGCAATTTCCAGTGGGGGGACTCTAGGCACAGGCGCTTAGAGCAGCAGGCTTTCCGATGCTCAGCCTCAACCGCGCTAACTTGTCGCTCGAGCCGATCAACGGTGCGATCAACACCGCAATTGAGCGTGCCGCGGCAACGGCAGCGAAACTGCCGCGTCCCTACTTAGGCGCATCGATCATCGGCCACGACTGCGCGCGCCGCATTCAATTTGACTGGTGGTGCAAGCCCGAGCTTCCCGCCCGTACACGCGAGATTTTTGATCGCGGGCACTATTTCGAAGATCGTTCACGTCGGCATCTCATAGCAATCGGCTTCAAGTTTGCACCGTCCGAAATGCTGGCCTTCTCCGCCGCAGACGGTGCGCTGCGTGGACACGCAGACGGGATCATCATCGCGGGTCCTGATTTATCCGGGGTCTATCTGAATTTCCCGTTTGTGTGGGAACACAAATGTCTAAAGGCCACGAGTTGGAAACAAGTCGAACGCGATGGCCTGGAAAAGAAACACTCGCATTACCTTGCACAAGTCTCCGTCTACCAAGCGTATTTAAACGTCACCAATCCCGCGCTTTTCACGGTCACGAACGCCGACACATGCGAGCGACTGCATTTCTGGGTGCCATTCGATGCCGAGCGGGCGCAAGCTTGGAGTGATCGCGCCGTCAATATCATCGAGGCGACGCGCGCCGGTGAATTGCTGCCGCGCGCATTCGATGATCCCAAAGATTGGCGTTGCCGAACATGCCCGCACACTGAGCGGTGCTGGAG